AGGTTGGTGTCGGTCTCTTTCGGCCAGAGCCGGAAGGAGGTCATGTGGGCGGATACTTCGTACACGTTTCGCAGGGCAGTAGCCGCAGCAATCGCGGAGGCGGAGGTCGAGGCGTACACGTCAACCTGCACCGAATGCTGGTCGATATCAGGCACGCGGCCCAAGTAGTTCTCAGGCAGCGCGAACGGGGTCTGCCAGACGGCGTATGGCTTTGAAACGTTCTGCGGAGCTTCCCCGTAGCCGTACATGCGGACGGGGTTGCCTAGCTGCGCCTGTACTGGCGCGCTGCCGGAAACGAGCGTGTAGGCGGGCGCGATCATTCCGACGTCAACTTGTCGATCTGAATGTTTAGCTCAGTCACGATTGCATCAGTCACTTGCGGGATGTTCTTAGCGAGGGCATTTCTCATGACGGGTTTCGCCGGAACGTCTGATTGTCCGAACTCTAAATGCCGCCAATGCCCGGTGTCATCCGTACCCTTGCGCGGCCTAGCCCCGCCAGCAATCCCCACCTTCACCATCGCGCCGCCATTGCGCTTGCCGCCTTTCGTGTCTGCGCGGCTTGTGATGTTCTTCGGGATGTTGGATGCCGTCTCCGGGTCGTCGTTCCACAACGCTTTAGCGCCGGCTCGAGCATCCTTCACCACGATCCGCGCACCCTTGCGCAGCGATGCCAACGCGCCTTTCTTCGCCAGCTTCGGCCCGAGCGCACGCATGGCCTTCAGCACGCCGTCTAGCCCCTGTACTTGGAATTTGTTATCCATGTCTGCCGGCAGCCTCCAGCCATATTTCATCGTATGGCGCACCGCGCCAATCAGGCAGCCAACTTCCGCCATTCGTAAAATGACAAATCTTCGGATCGCCCGGCTTCGGCGTGACGTTGACCAGCCAGTTCCATTCCGGCGGCAGCTCGCCGATCTCGTCGTCGTGCAGCCAGTAGAAGGCGTGCAAGTCGCGGCCAGGACGCTCGTTTACGTCCTGCAAGGTCAGGCGACGGTTGGCCGGGTGATCGCAGTTGAAAACGACAACGCTCGACCAATTCTTCCGGCCATATGCCTGCTGCGCCTGCCCGTCCATTTTCGTGCCTTCCGTTGGCAGTGGACGATGCTTGACCACCATCACGGCCTTCGAGTCATCCAGCGGCATTGCCAGCGGCGAGCCACGGAACACCACATCGCAGTCCACGAACAACGCCCAGCCAGTCTGCGCCAACATCGGTGTTAGGAAGCGGGAAATGGCGAACTCTGTCGAGCATGGCGCGTTGCTATGCAGGTCGTACATGCGGCCACGCCGATCCAGCGGACGGCGGAACAGGCCAGACGATGCCAGCCGCGCCGAATCAATCGGCGTCACTTCGGTCTTTGTGAACTTCGCAAGCGATCGGACGGCGACGCGGTAGGCTTCGGCCTCGCGTTCGTCGTAGCCCATGTAGATTTTCACGGCAGGCGAACCACCGCCAAGTGGGAATATCCGCCGTGCTTGCAACCGTCGCCGATTGGCAGGATCGTCACCAGCTCGGGCGGCAGCGCATCGACTACCGCGTTCGCGCCGTACAGGCTCAGGTCGGGCTTGTTGTCGCCGACATAGTAGTCATCGAACACGACAACCGTGCAGGACTTCAGCGCCTCATAGTCGCCCCGGATTGCATCGACCCGATGGTCGCCGTCGATGAAGGCGAAGTCGGCAGTGCGCGGTTTACCGTGGAGCGTTTCGCGGGTGTCGCCGACAACGAACGAATGGGTCAGGCGCTCGATGCGGTTCAGCCGGTTGGCCGCAACGTCCTTGCTCGGCATCCCCTTCCCGTTCAACGCCGCCTCCTGGAACGCCGCATCCATCATGTCGAACACGTCGAATCCGGTATAGGTCACGTCGTTGTATTTCGTAGCCTGCGTGCAAAGCTGGTTCGCGCGCATGCCACGATGGACGCCTACCTCAATGATGCTGCGTGGCTTGATCTCATCAATCAGTGCCAGCATTTGGTCATATCGCTTAGCCAATCCAGTGATCCTCTCGCCGTTGAACCTTCAGGTCGGACGCCTTTGAGCGCCCCGCTTGTTTCCGATTGCCTTTGCAGTGATCCAGTCGCGCGCCGAGCGGGCCGTTCACGAACGGATGCCCCGTATGCTCGAACCCGCCAGACAGGGACACGCAGCGCAGCGCGTCGGTACGCTCCATGTAGGAACGCACGTGTTCGATAGCCCAGCTGTCATGCCACTCCTCAAGCTCGAATAGCTCATCGGTGCGGTACAGCCAGACGAGGTGCTGGATGAACTCCGCCACCCTATCGTTCCGGCGCAGGATCAGGAATCCACACTCCGGATACTTGTTCGCCCGCTTCAGGTAGCCGAAGTCCGCATCGCCAATCAGCGACGCCAGCCATTCGGAATCCACGTCCGCGTGCGTGACACAGTCCGCGTCCAGCCAAATCAGGTAGTCGGCAGTCCCGACGCGGAACGCCTGCTCAATCGCGGCCACCTTGTGCGAGAACCGGACGGCATCGAAACGGTAGTTGTCCGTCGGCCTGCCGCGCTGGCGTTGCTTGAACTCCGGCAGCCAGTCGGACGCATCCTCTAGCTCTTCGTCCGTGTAGGCGCGAAGCGGAATGTCTTTCCAATGCTGCCGGAACGTCTCGACGCAGCGCTTAGCGTGCGACTCCCAATGCTTTTCGGCATAGGTGGTCACCACATCAAAAGTCGTCAAAGGTATTTCCTTAGATGCCGCCAGCAGTCGCCGGACTTCATCTCTTCCAAAGTCCACTGCAGCCACGCCACGTCGAACAGGAATTGTTCTCTGCCCGGCAAGCGCGGAGCCTCGCCTATCTGATCTAGCGGCACGGAGAACGCCGCCGCTGCGCCTGTCTCGCAATGCACCGGGATTCCGGCCAGCAATGCGTCGATGGCGGTATTCGAGTGATGCGTCACGACGGCGTAGGCCGACTGCAAAGCTTCCTTGATCGGCCTGCGATCCACTGGAACGCCGCCGATGGCCGATGCAGAAACATCGTTCGGCTTCGGCCTGTACACAACCGGCCTGCCCGTCGCCTTCAGGCGCTCAATGGCCGACCGTTCCCACGATTGATAGGCCACGCCATGATCGGCGCAAGCCTTCGCCGTGGATCCCGCGACGATGATTTCCTCGCCACCCGTCTGCCACGGCTTTATGTCCAGCCCTAGCGCCTCAAACCGGCTGGCCGGCAATCCCTGCCGAACGTAGCGGTCAGGACTCCAGCTATTGATCGCAAATCGGTAGTAGCTATCCCGCTCCCAATAGCCCAAGTCCGCATAGGCGAATGACGGGTATTGCAGGTATTGCCGGTGGAACTTCCACCCGTAGCCCACGCAGAACTGCGCGCGCCCAGGCATGACAACCCGATCCCCTGCCACGTGCATGCCCTGCATCATGGCGCTGGCGATTCGCTTGCTGCGGTGCCTGTTCCCCGTTGCTAGGCATACAACATCCATGCGAATGCCTCTCCCGATTCCAATTCTTTGTGCGTCCACTGCGCGAATGCCAGCCGGCGAAACATCGCCAGCCTGCCCGCGTCCGTGTTGTCGCAAGCCCCGATCCAATCCGGCATATCCGACACAACCGGAATGCCCCATTGCAGCGCCTTAATCGCCGCTCCGCTGCCCCACGTCACAACCTTCCCAGCGCGGGCTAGGTCATCGGCCAGGGGAATCCCCTCCGCCTTGCCAGGATGCCGCCTGATACGCCCACCATGCTTCGCATAGGCCGTCTGCGGCCAATCCCTCGGCATTGCCGTGGGCGGCGCTCCTATGCCTCGCTGCGGCAGGATGACGGTCTCGCCTTCCGTTCGCCACGGGGCCAGCTTCACGTTCAGTCGATCCCAGCGCTCGTGCCCGCCAACGGGGAACATTCCAGCCGTGTTGTGCCTGTTGCGCGCCAGCGAGTACCAATGCCTGCCGGCGAAGCTGTTGCCCCACGCCGCATTTTCCGTCACCAGAACCGGAAGCCCTGCGGCTTCGTACAGTCTGGCGATGTAGTCAGCCGTCCCGATGCGATTCCAGCTTATGAACAACCCATCAGGCGATGCCGGCAGCCCGTGGGTGACGTTGTAGCCGAGACGCTTTAGCCCCGCCTCAAATATCGCGCGCCTTTCTGGCACGGTGTACCGGAGGTTTAGGTAGCAGTTCATCCAATCTCGCCATTGGATAGCACCGAAGCCCGCTTGCCTCGTTGCAGTTGAATATCTCGACGCCCTTCGGCCTGTACTCCGCAAACTGCCGCTTGAACACCTCGAACCGTTCCGGCTTCGTGTTCCATCGTGGCTCATGGTGCGGCCCGAAGAAATGCGAACCCTTCATGTCCACGCCTAGCAGCAGCAAGCGCCTCGCGCCCAAGCTCACCGCGACCTTCATCGCCAGAAGCGTGCTGTTCTCGCCGCTTATCGCACCCTTGAACCGCTCGCATCCTCGCGTATCGACCGCCGCGAACCTCGGGCCGTCATAGATCGGCTGGTGATAGTCCCACCACTTCCGATCCGCCGAGACCATGACGTCTGCCCATGGGGCTAGACGGTAGGAATCGGATACTGCAGCAACCTTGCAACGTCCGCGAACGGAGTCCGCCACGGCCTGAGACATGCTCGGGCCGGTGGCGAGGATTGCCCAATCCATTCACTTCCTGTCAGGAAAAACCCACGCCATCAAAGGCGGGCATTCGTTCGATCCGTCTCGGATTTCGACAACCCGCGTAACCGGCAACGGGTCATCAATGGACGAGGGTTGCATCCAGTGGTGATCCGTCCAGTACATGCCGTCCCTGCGGATCATCAGCGTGGCGTCGATTACGGCTGGCTTGTTCATTCGCCTAGATTAACGCCTTCGCCGACCGCCAGTGTCAAATGCTCAATGCCCGACTCCGCATCCGGAATCACGCCGTGGATGTTGTAGTACTTGCCGCGATGAACGACGCGCATCGTTGCGTCGACTCCACCGCGATACCGGATCACGATTCGACCCTTCACTTCCGACTGATTCGCCGCCGACTGCATGAACTCGCGCGCGGACATGGGCACGATCTGCGCCCACGGACTAGCGAAGGTCGTCCAGTTGGTGATGTATGCGCCGGTTGCCGCATCCTGCGTGGTGACAGGCTGTTGCAACTGGACGCGATGG